AGAACAGCGTAATCGCCGCCTTTGTTATTGGCAGTTTTAAGTGCTGCTGATGTTGCCTTAGCTTTATCAACACCAAACGGATCAGCCAAGTTACGCTCTAGTCTGTTCAGTTCAGACTGCAATCTCCTTGACTGCATTTTTAAATTGTTTGAAAAACTTTTTGCAATCGCTTGTAACCCTAGTGGATCATTCGCTGCAATTTTTAGTGCATTTTTTAACTGTGCCAGTGAGCCGGTCATCTGACTGTAGTCGATACTTAGACCATTTGGACCGGCGCTCAAACATGCTTTTGGGTTTGCAACTTTGCCTAATGCATTAATGATGTTCATACCTTGCCCGAACAAGTTTGCATTAACTTGAGGCATGATATCAGGAATTTTTGGAGGAGTAATTGGGCTCGGACATAAACCGCCTAAGCTAAACACATTTCCTAATTTTGCCAATGCGCCATTTATCGCGCCCAGCATTTTGTCATATCCGGTCTTTTCTCTGAACTCATTGAGCTTGCCCTGCAATTCGTGTAATGCATTAGTTAGATCAGATAGACCATAGCCAGTTGCATCTTTTATCAAGTCAGCAAGGGCTAGATCAAGACAGAACAATTTTCCCTTGAACAAATCACGCAAACGTCCTGCAAGCAAAGCACACACTAAATCTTTCTCTGATTTAGGTAACGCAGGATTTACTGTTACTTTTGCATACTTGCTAAAATCTTCTATACTTGGCATTATGCTGACCTCAAATCTGATGGCAAGTTTTCGCCATTCGCACCTGCTATGACAGGTGACTTACCGTTATATGTGTACATGACTCTGGCTGCACCTTTTGGACCTTTGCCGTTATAAGCAACGTGGATCCAGTTACCTTCAAATATTAACTGGCTATACGGATAATTAGGATTGTTCAACATGTGCTTGAACAGTTTCTTATTTCCTTCTTTACTACCAGTACTAATATCAGCAGCGCAACCTATAGTATGATCACCAACTCCACTGCCAACACTGCCATCATACTTTACTGTCCTGAAGCCACTGTTAAACGAAAACGAATAGCCATCGTCACGCAACTTGTCTAAAATATATTCACATAGTGCAATCCAGTTACACTCGATTTGTTCTTTAGTGTATCCATTCTGTCCTACGATTTGCATCTTTGCATCAGCTAGGTTAAAGTACTTGCTGTTGACACAACTTGTAGGAGGTTTCGCTTCTGAGTCTTGCTTCTGTGGTTCCAGCGAACGTGTTATAGGAAGAGGCTCTTCATGATAAGAATTAATTCCTGGATCTACTTTAGCGGCAGCTACTGCCTGTGCAGCCCAACCTTGGGGCGTATCTTCGTAAACTGTTCTTCCTTGGATAATAATTACACCAGGTGTTGTCATATTCTCTCCCATATTTATTTCAGGCTCATTGGCAAACACTGTCTGTTGTAACTCTACTATCGTGGTGGCACCGCATGATCTGGCATCGAGCATGCGGTGTACTGGTTTGTTATAGTAGTAAACCGTAGGACTGCCTTCGGCAGTTTCCGGATTACAATGTCCATCGAATGGACACAGGGCATCTGGTTGCGCCGGATCAGGTCCGTGATCGATTACGGGTATGCTGTTTATAAAAACAGTTTGTGGATTGTCGGCAATTAGTTCACCACCAACATCCGTGTTTGGATCACCTTCAACGGCGCATAGAGGCATAGTTAGCTCATAATTAGCCCTGAGTTACGTACTGGACGAATGCCTGTACTGTTTTCGGTGTAAGCATCTGCAACTTGATCAGTTGTATCTGCCATGCAAACTATCATAGATAGCTTAAACGAAACATCTAACTTAGGGTCAGCTGTCATTAAGAAAGGTACCATCGCGAGACCTTGTTGACTGGCTGCAAGTATTACAGGTTGACTGATGCTGATATCATCAGCAGTTTGACCCATAACTCGACCAACGACTTCGTCGCCGCTGGTAGTCTTAAAACTTACGATTTTGCCAATTTTGTTTTCTTTTAACATATATGTATTTATTGATTTTTAAACCACGTAACTAGATCAGTAAAACCGCCAATGGCCTGATCGTCTATAAAGATTTGAGGTACGGTGCGTGGTGCTACCCCTAACCTTGTTGTTAGATTCTCTAACAATGTTTCTCTCGACTCTGCGTTGATATAGTGTTCTGTAAACTCTAATCCTTTAGTCTTTAATAAATTCTTAGCTTGCACACAGAACGGGCAAGCATCTTTCGTGTAAATTTCTACTTTCATTTCTTCTCCTGATATGTCTGTGCAAAAATGTCCTTCTTCACTGCGCCAAAATCGCCAGCGCCGTGGCGCACAATATAATCATTACCAGCAGTGTAGTTTAAATCACCCCATGATGTATGCAGGACTCCATTATGATCAGCTAGCTTTGCTAACTTTTCAATTTTCTTAGGAGTGGCAGTGTTGTCACCGTGATCGTCATACAAGGTGTTGAACTTTACTTGCGTAACTGGATACTGTTCGCCTTTTGGTCCCGTAATAATTTTATGTCCAGCAGCATAGTCAACTGGACCTTCTAATGTTTCAATTGTACCGGGTTCAATGGCAGTCTGAAATTTAATCGGGGCTGCTTTCTTGTAAACAGTAAAAGCGCCCTTGCCGAACCAATCATCTGTTATCGAGTTAGCTATTTCTTGTATTCTCATGTTCTAATTTCTTGTCTAATGTTTCTTTAAGATGGGCACACTCTACTTCGTGATTGCATCTACCAGTACTGACAGTTATCACTGCCAGTCCAGTTGAACAGTGCCCTTCATAAGAAGTATTCTCTAAAGGGCACTTACGCTTTTGTCTTACTGTCTTTTTTCGTGCCATAATTAAATTGCTGGAAGAGAATCGTAATCTAAACTGTCGCTCATCACGCCAATAACATAGTTAGTGCTTTCGTTTTCTTGCAAGGCAGTTTGTTTCTTGCTAGTATCACTATGCTTGTTGAACCAAGGAATAGGGGTGCTCTTTGGGGCAGCTCGTTGATACTTGATTCCAATTTCTTTCAATGCACCTACTGCGGTGTAATCGACGAACTCTTTTAGAATGTTAGCATTAAGTCCAATGACTGGACCCTTGTTGAATAGATAGTCTGCCCAATCTTTTTCTTCACGGATAACGTCCAAGTACATTGCATAGACTTCTGCTTCACACTCTACTTTAACTGCGGCAAAGCGTGAATCTTCTTTTACAACTTGATTAATTATATACGCTGTCCACTCTTTATGCAATAGTTCGTCTTGTAAAATCAAAGAAATAATGTTACCATTTCCAATGAAGATCTTGTTCTCAACCATTGCAAGACTTGTTGCAAACGATACCATGAAACGGAATGCTTCCAATGCATAGCTAGCATGTAATGCCAACCAAATTGCTTTGATATGTTCGTGCTCGGTAACTACTTCGCCAACTTCTTTACGGCAGTTGATTTGATGTAATGCGTCGTAATACATACCAACACTACTTGCCATGCTGACAATGGCCTGCGTGTCGTGGATCGTATTGAATACGTCCTTAGGTACGTTATAGATGTTGCGGATGATGTGACTGTAGCTGCGACTATGGATATTAGTTTCAAAGAACGTCCAGTTATACATCAATGCTTCTAGTTCAGGCAAACTTGCAACTGGGGTAAAGATTTGACTTGGACCACGTCCTTGCAAACTATCCAATGCCGTTTGACGAAGTAAGTTGCTGGTGAAGATATGTTTAACTGCTTCACTTGCTTCTTTGAAGTCATTGCTATCTTTTGTAAGACTCACTTCTTCAGGACGCCAAAAGAATCCTTGTGCAGTTTGGTCAAAGTCTGCTAGCTTTTTGTACTTTACTTCTTCGAAGCGTTGGATAGTTACTGGACCTGCAGGATCCAAGAACATTTTACGATTGAGGTAATCGGTTTTAGTTGATAAGTTGTATTGTTCTTTACTCATATTATTTTATAGTTAAGTGCCCAGTTGCCGCTAGTATTGCTAATATTGGTCCTGCAATATGTTCGGCAATTTCATACAGTGCCCAAACAGTTAGCCCAAACGCCCATAGAGGGTGGCTTTCAGATTTCTTACTTAGCCACAGGAAAAACTTACCGTGCGCTTGTCCGATTTTATTTGCAAATTTTATTATCATAGCTTACAACTTTCACATGAATCTTCGTCGTCGAAGTTTATTGGTTCTAACATAGTAGGAGCTTCATCAGCAACTGCTTTGCTACCAGCTTTGTTTATCAAGCTGTAGTAAAAAGTTTTCAGTCCCCACATGTGCGACTGCATTAAGTTCTTAGCAATCAAAGTAGTTGGAACTTTACGATCTGGGAAGTGAGCCGGATTATAGAAAGTGTTTGTTGAAATACTTTGATCAACATAAGCTGCAATGACAGCGGCTGTTTTTAAATAACCATCACAATCCTTTTGTTCCCACATTAGCTGATACTTGTTCTTCAACTTGTGGTATTCAGGTACAACTTGAATAAAGGATCCTGCTTTGCTTTCCTTAACAGTGATCAAGCTCATTGGCATTTCAATTCCGTTAGTTGAATGAATAGCTACTGAACTTGATTCAACAGGAGCAACTGCTCCGTTTGTAGCGTTACGCACGCCACTGACTTTCATTCTTGCACGTAATGATTCCCATTCAAGTTCCGGAGTAAAGTCAGTCAGTTCGTTAACACCGTTAGCACGTAGTTCCCACGGGAAGATGCCTTTTCCATAACGAGTGTGATCGCTGCCAAGGCACTTGCCTCTTTCTTCAGCTAACTCTACACTCATCTCCGTGAGATAATATGTTTGATGTTCCATCCACGTCTTAACTTCTGCTAGCGCATCCTTTTCACCGTACTTGAGGCTACGCTTGGCGTGCCAGTAGGCGAGGTTGGTGATGCCGATTCCGAGCGGTCTGATTTCGTCGTTGGATAATTTAGACTGGATGGAAAGAAAGTCTTGATAGTCAAGAATGTTGTTGAGGCTACGATGCAATATGCGACAAGCACGGCGCATGTCTTCTGGGTTACGGAACGCACCCCAATTGATTGAGCCCAAGGTGCAAAGTGCGATACGACCAGTATCGTCATCCAAACGTTTAAAGGACTTAGTAGGTAAAAGAATTTCACAGCATAAGTTACTCTGGTAGATAGTATGATACTCAGGATCAAACGGGCCCTGGTTCATAACGTTGTCAATGAACACTAGATAGATTCGTCCAGTGTCAGTGCGTTCTTTCAAAATGCCCGACTTGAATACTTCTTCGGCGGACATTGTCTTCTTACGCAGGCCTTTTTGTTTTTCATACTTCACATATAGCTCTTCGAACTTTTCAGTATTGGAATAGAAGGCTTCGTATAGGTCAGGCACTTCATTAGGATCAAAGAAAGTTATGTCTTCTTTATTTTTAAATCGTCTCCAGAAGAAGGCACTAAGCACAACCCCATAATCCATATGGCGGACTCGGGTTTCTTCTGTTCCTTGGTTGTTCTTAAGGACGATAAGGTCATCAAACTGATGATGCCAAATAGGATAAAAAACTGTAGCACTAGCATTACGAATGCCTCCTTGTGAACATGAGCGTAGATCACCAAACCATTTCTTTAGGAAAGGAATCATACCAGTGTGCATAATCTCACCGCCTCTAATGGGACTACCTAACGGACGTAAGCGGCCAATCTCTAAACCAATGCCAGCACGTTTGCTAGCATACTTGGCCATCATTTCGCCAGATGCAAAGATACTATCCAAATCATCATCACTGCGTATAAGAACACAAGAGCTAAATTGCTTAGTAGGAGTGCCCAAACCGGCCAAGACCGGAGTAGCGAGTGTAAAGAGTCCATCACTGGCTGCATTGTAATATTCCTTAATGTAACGCATACGAGCTGCATTTGGTTCTTCCTTGTGAAATACAGTTGCCGCTGCAACCATGTATCGTATTTGAGGGGTTTCGTATATTTCTTTTGTAGCACGATTTTTAACTAGATATTTTTCAACTAACTGCTCGATTGAAGCATAACTATATTGTTCATCTTTTTCATGATCCAACATAGCATCCATTCGATTCCAGTCGTCTTCAGTATACCATTTAAGAAGTTCATCTGTATACAAACCAGTTGCTACATTCTTCTTTACGATTTCATATAAATGCGGAACGTCGTAACTGCCGTATACATCTTTGCGCAACATGCTTAGTCGTTGCTTGCCTGCCACGTATTGATAATTGGTATGACCGATATCTGGATTAGACTCTACGTCAATTAGGTTAACAATCGCACGTAATGTAATTTCGTCAATCTCTTTAGTTGTAATGCCATCATAAAAGTGCGGCTGGGCTTTAATCTCCACCATACTTTGGCTTACATCTGCGATGCCGGTACAAATCTTTGTAATCTGTGCCTGCCACTTCTCAATCATTAAGGGCTCTTTACTGCCATCCCGTTTCAATACGGTGATGCCTTTAGACGATGATGTTATCATTTATTCTTATTTCCTTGGTTCTTTTTAGTATTCTATTTACGTCAGCGTTCTATAAATTCTCTTATAGTTTAATATGAGTAAGATCTTCGCGCTGTACTACCTTTAACAACTCGTAATCAATGGTTTCGAGATCATCTATCGAACCCATGTTATAGTTTAAGACTTTGCTGTCATTGATAACTGTAATCAAATGCACATCTTGTTCACTACGATTGTTAATCAACCATAGTTCGCACTTAGTGGCAGGGTATAGCGTCCAAAGGGTATATGCTTGCCCAAGAGCCACTGCGCTACGGCAAAAGTTTCCTCGGCTAATCATGTCCCACGGAGTAGGCCACGTTTCAGGAGAATACGGATCAATAGTTTTCTTTACCCAAGGGGCATAAGTCCACCAATCCGATATGCTCTTGATTGATTGATCAAGGTCTGTGCCAGCTGCTGCTGTACGTAAGCCTCTCCATGAGAGGATTTTCTCTGTGGTAGTTCCGTACCAATGTGTTAGATTATGTTCCAAGTGTGTCTTAGTGTAGTAGTTTGTTATTTATAATACTGATCAATTCGATCAGTCCACTTCTGCGCATAAAAATCAAACTCGTCATCCTCAATAATAAAAGGGTGTAACACTGCATCACGGTCTACGATATTAATAACACATTTTCTAATGTCAGTTTTATGAACTTCGTTGTGCGCTAGTGCATATGCGCAACATTGCAAGAAGTAGTCCTCAATCCATTCCTTCTTCTTTGCTTTCTTTGTAGTCTTATGGTCAATGATTGCCGGTTTACCTTTGTGGATGCCAACCATGTCAGTGGTACCCGCATACAATCCAGGGTAATACAGGCTAGCTTCAATTCCCCATACCTCATCAATGTCACAAAATGCTTCATTGATCATAGTGTCAGCCATCTTACGAGCCATCTCAGCAACAATGTTGTTGCCTTTAGGTCGTTCAATGCCTTGCGCATAGTTTTCTAGATGCTTGTGCATTAGTGTACCCAAGCCTGCGCTCTCGGTACTGATACGTGTAGCTTCGGCATCCCCTACACGTTTGCGCCATTCAATTAAGAAAGTTTTGTCTTTGGTAGAATCCAAGACAGTTGTTACACTAGGAACTTTGATACCATCCGGACAAGCATAAAGTCGCTTGCCAGTGGTTTCGTCTCTAGTTAACTTTGAGTAGATAAATTTGTTATTCAGTAGCATACGTATAATTATACGCGGTCTGAACGTAGATGTCTACTATATTGAAGTGTATTTGCGGTGGTTTACTGATATTATTACCAGTACACTGTCCATTTGAACGTATAACCAGTAGTGGTGTTAGTTCTACGTTCTATTTGATAGCCTAAATCAGTAAAGTACTGTACCACAGTATTCATTTGAACTTCTTTGGCGCGATGAGACATAGTGCCTTGCCAAATATTGTAATATGTCTGTGAGCTAGCTCCGTCGTTTGATGCTAGTTCAAATCTAGGAGTAGTTACAAACGCATCCAATGACTCAGTTGCCATAGTATCAGCAATTAGGCCTGTCATCAATGTACCAGTTAGTACTACAGACGAAAATTCACCTTCACTAGCTGCTCGTAATATAGCTTCTTCAATATCTCTCACTTCATTAAAAATGATTAGATCGTTTAAAGTTTTTGCTCTTGCTTGTTTAGCAGTTAGCATAACGCTTATTGTCATTACTTCAATCCTTTAAGGGCTTGCCCGAGTGCTGTTTTCTTCAGAGCGTCATCGCTGTGCGCTTTATGTGCTTCTGGTTTTGTTTTTGCAAACTCAACGTCACGGTCGGTGATTTTACCAACAATGCCGCCAAGTTCATATCTATGTTGATTCAAAACGTCAGACAAGACGTCGACACCAACTTCTGGACCAAACTCATTGGCTAAACTTTGTAAACTAACCGAACCTGCTCCTTCGGCACGGGCTCTGACTAACAAATCCTTAACGGTGTTAATCAAGTCATCATTAGAAGAAACAAATTCGTATAATCTCATATTACTTTAACTCGCGTCCTGTAGGCTCGCCTTCTAAGCCGCCTGCTGCATCGGCATTAGCGAAGTCGTCTGCTGGTTCCAATGCTGGTTCCATACCTTGTCCGCCCATTTCGTCGCCCATGCCGCCCATACCCATTTCAGGTTGTTCGCCACTTAGTACTGCAACTGCGTTACTCAATGCATCCTTGGCTGCTTTAACGCCATCTAACAATGCTGCAAGAGCTTCGTCTGCGCTAGAACTAAATGCAGTTCCTTGTTCTTGACCAAATGTAACTTTAATCTTTTCTTCAAGTGCCATTAAGTCGTCTGTTTGCATTTCTGCAACGTCTTCAGCCATTTTCTGTAACTGATCAACCATGTCTTTTGCAACAAGGATCAATTCAGCTTGGGCCAAGTCTTCGCCGCCTTGTTCGTTAACTCTGCGACGTGAACGCATTGGTGCGATTTCACTTAGCATTGTACGTAATGCTTCGATGATCATAGAATTCTTAACATAGTTAGAACTCATTTCATAATTAGCAACCGAAGAAGATAAACGGCTGTTTTCTTCTTGAAGTTTTGTAATTAAAGAATGGATCTTTACTTTGTCGCCGGTTGTGGCTAGCTTGACGCCAAATTGACTGTTAAGAAAGCTCTCTACAACTTTCTTTTTTCTACGTACTGGGTCAAAAATCTCTGAGGTGTTCATAATAAATTCCTTTTATATATTTAGCAATAAAGTTTGATTAATTGTAGTTTAATTTCGTCCAGTTGATACTGGCTGTGATCTAATCTAAACTGCAACGTAATCTTCTTTTCAAAATCTTTTGTAGTTTTCATTTTTGCTTTGTAGAATATGATGTCGTTGCTGCATCGTTGAAACTGCTTGTCAATATTCTCAATCTGTCTAATCTTTGCTATGTTGTTGTTTGCACTCTTTACTATTAGACTTATAATGCTCACTGCGGTTTGTAGTCTCGCAATACCGGCGTGTACTGGCTCGTTTGTGTATAAGTCTACTATATCATAGTTACCTAGTTGGCGTGCAACCAGCATCCATCTATCAGCGATTACCAAATTACCATTCTGTTCTTTTGCAGTACTCAATAGCACATACAAACTATTTGGTAAAGTGTCTTCTACCAAATTAGTCAGAGTTTTGATAACTTTTGGTAGCTTATCTAACTGGAAGTTTGTAATAGACTTCGTGTTCCGCATCTTGTAATCTTTCAATTAATCCTCGACTTGTCATTTCTTCAGCTATATATGCGCCGCGTTCGGTTAAGTCTGCACGCTTTAAATTCTTGTGTTCTTTGATTAATTTAACAATCTCTACTTGCTCGTTAGTTAAGTGGACTTGTATGCCACTGGACATTTCTGCTATTCTCATTAGTTTTTCCTCCATGAAGTATCTGCAACTGGACTCTTTGAATTAATGTCCTTACGTTCTTGACTTCCTGGCTTGTTAAGTGCAATACTCTTAACACCCATCAATTTATCCGCTGCTTTGATACGATCCATTTCTTGTGGAGTGTATGCTACCATGCCGATATTTTCAGCCCAGGCGCTTTCTTGATCGAATTGGGCTTCACCTTCATTTGCCGCTGCCGCTGCAAGCGCCATGCCGTATCGCATTTGCATATAAGTATCGGTATTTCTGATTTCAGGCTCAATAACTGCTCCCGGAATCGCTTCGTCAACTTCACCCTTGCGCACAGTACCATAGTCTTTAATGTGGTGACCAGTGTAGCCGTGGTAAGCTTCAGCAATGATATCTTTGATTTTCATCTAGAGATCCTTTGCAGCATGTTCTTAATTTGATTAACCTCTGCACTATGTCCACCTTTTGCTTTGTCTAATTCCGCACCAATTGCATCAGCATCAACTTCGTCTGGATTCCCAGTTTGTTGTCCAGGTGCATGCGGTTTTTGTGTGCCCACTGGGCGAATTGGCTTAAACATGCTACTAGTCTGCGGAGCTGACGGCACGTTGCTATATTCCATTGTCAAAGACTCTTGTGGTTCTTCATCTGGAGTAACTTCTGGCGATGCTTCTGCAGATGCCGCAAACCTATCATCATGTTGTGCTAGTATGTTCCTTGCCTTTTCAGTCTCGTCTTTACCAACTAGACCAACAAGATCCAACACTTCGCTGAATTTTAATTGCTTTGCAAGATTAGATATCTCAACATCACTCAACGTGCTGTTGGTATCCAAAAATTTAATTACGCTTGACAGACTTCTATTTGTATCCATATATTACCTTGCATTTGTTGCTTTGTTCATCGTCGCTAATCTTTTACTCAACGGATTTGTTCTCTTTGTTCTTCTACTTTTTCTAACAATCTTCGCATTGAAACGTTTGCGAATCCGTTTCATCATAAATCTTTTTTTGACATTGATAGCTTTGCTACATGCGCCGACACTGGCTACAGTGCGGCCTTTCTTCTTGCCACTGGTGCAACGAATCATGCGCTTGAGCTTCTTGCCTCTTTTCGCCCAGACTCGCTTGGCTTCTACAATGACAATTTCTTCGTCCATTATGCGTGCTTAGTTAGGATGTATGCCAATGCACTTATTAGTGCCGCAATAATTGTACCGCTGGCTGCAATGAGTGCTTTGAAGCGGATGTCGCCACTATTCTGAATCAATTTCTTGATCTCATTCATATCCTCGGCTTGTTTTGTTTTTAGGGCTGAAATCTCAGATGCGACATTATCTAAACGGACTTCAAGTACTGCAAATTTATCTTCCAAACGTCTGTACCTTTCAGCGCATAGCGTAACGTGGGTTTCTAAGTTTTCTCGCTCTATATCGTATATTGCATTATCTGACACGGTGACTCCTTTGTTAAATGTTTCTAACATTTGTTGGTATTATTCTTATTCTTGCCAAAAAGGTGCCAGGGTGTGTGCCAAATATTTTTATCATTGTATTTATCCGAATCAGAGATTATCGTTTCTTATGAAGTATATGTTCTTTTGATCCGCTGCGTTGGTTTCAAATACATCAGTGTCAAAAACACCAGTTTCATCCAAAGTTGCGTATATAGGCAAGCCGTCTATATCTC